TATTTATTTTTGATTATTAAATTAATATTTTCTCCGCCCAAATTTAGTATTTCTTTGATAACTAAGTCCATAGCTAAGCGAGAGTTTTCAACAATGTCTTGTTCACGACCATTCCCTACTAGAATACAACCGCTTGTATCTTTAGCTGTGTTTCCTCTATGAAATAAGATCCAATCCCTATTAGGAACGTCCTGAACTAATAAGTGCAAGTAATCCCTAGTCGCTGACTCTCTTGGAAGTCTTAGTCTAACTTTGTAAGAACCTTCAGGAATACAACTAATGTTTCTTTCGTTATTAATATAAGGATTTTCTAAGGTATCACAGAAACTTTCACCATTGATAAACAGTTTACCAATAGTGCTTTCTTTTGTAAAAGTATCTCTTATGATTAAAAGATTAACGCCCTTGACCTCTGTAGGCTTTTTTAAAACCGTTTTGTCCTTTACTTGCGTTTTTGGAGTGTACTCCCTTTCGCTTCTTTTTAACGCTCTTAAAAGAGCTTGTAACAACATTACGAGCCATTTATTTAGATTTTTCAAATTGAATGAATTTATATATAGTAAAACTAATTGCAAGTGTAAGTGAAACTAGCGTTAGTATTTCGTTACAGTCTGTTATGCTGAACCCTATTGCTGATGCGTTAGCTAACCCTACTTGTAGAGTGTCTTTTGCTTCTGTCATTGTTTTTTGTTTTTTTATCTAAGTAAGTCTTTAGCTTAGTAACATTTTTAGTTTTCGGTTTATAGTGTTTCTTCATTAGTAATCAGAAGCGTTTAAAAAGTTTCTCAATGTAAGTTTAGTTCCCTGTCTCATTGGTCGTTCTAGGTTCATCCCATTATAGTAAGCGTTTTGGTCAGGTGAAATATCAGCTCCACTATTAGTATTGTATTCAGGGAAAAGACTAATATTGTTAGTGATATACTTAATCATTCTTTCTGTAAAATATTCAGCATTGTTTCTCACCTCCTCTCTAAGATGTTGAGCTTCTTCCGTACTAAGACTATTTCCCGTTTCGCTTGTTTTGCTATAGATGTTACCGTTTTCCGTTTTAAATCTAAGGTAGGGTATGCACATGTGAAACGCCCAAGAAGGTAAACAGTCGCCAATATACTCATCTACTAAAGTCTTGTAAGCTACATTACCTACATTTCCTATTGTACCTGCTGTAATTAAACTTTCTAATTTTTCGTAAAGTGTAGTTCCAATCTTTGGCTCTATGTAAATACGCTGTGCCTGTAATACATAAGGTAACAAGATTTCAGGATCTACATTTAAGTTGATTGCTGTGCTATCTTTTAGCTTTGCTTCTGATATAAATAATACGTATGCCATAATTATCTAGGGTTTAAAAATCCGTTATTTTTCATTCTCTTTGGTGCTTTTGCAACTAGTCCGCTATTTCTTCTTAAAGTAAATCCTTCACTTATTGCTTTTACATCTGATATTATTTGACTGCTTTTTATATTAGACTTAGCATTTCTTAGTGATGTCTTATAAACAATTCTTTTAAAATAGTGATGGCAATTGCCTCCGCCTTTGTAAAGCCAAATTGAGTAAGTTGCACTTCTTCCTTTAGGCCCCCAACCTTTATTTACAGGTTTTTTTGTTAAAGCTAATAAATCTTCCTTCCTATAAACTTTTTTAGCCGACATCATTAATTTGCAAAATTCTCTTGTTTCACCTTCTTGACTTAATGCATTATCTTTAGTGTACATATATCTAACTTTGTAATAGTCATTATAAGAGTCATTTACTCCGTCTTGTGTGCTTCTTGCGTTTGGTCTAGCAGTTCCTGTTGAAGCTAGTTCTGTTTTACCATTAGCAATATTATTAAGTTCAGCTTCAAAGTCAAAATCTTCGTGTTCATCATTTGCATTTTCTTCATCTACAATTTCCCAATCTTCAGGAATATCCTCTCCAAAGTCTGCTATAAAACTTTCTAATTCAGTAAAGTCATTATCTGTTTTTTCACAGTTACAATCATTTAAAGATGTTATTTGTTCGTGATTTTCACATGGCATAAAGTATTCTTTACCGTCTTGCGTATGTGTATGCGTACCACTACATCCAATCCTTTTTGCTTCTTCTTCTGCTTCTTCTATAGTGTCAAATAAAGGCAGCTCTTTTCCGTCATTAATCATACTTCCTACCTTAGCCAATTTAACGTCTTGCTCAACTGTATCTTCATCTCCTAAAGGTTCAAGCCCTAAGTCAGAACGTATTTCGTCAATCGTCATTACTTCCCTTATAGTCTTAGAGTCAAACTGTACTGTAATAGGTTTAAGTTGTACAAACTCAACAGGCAAATCTATATTGTTTACTGAGAATATAGTTTGCAAAGTGTTTAAGATGTTCAGTTGGAAACCTCTTACTACTGTATTTTGATAAAAATTTGCTGCATTTATAAGCTCGTCTGCATTACTAGAAAAACCGTTAGCTGTATCAATACCCATCAAAGTCTTAGATGTAATTCTGTGTGCTGCACAAATATTTGATACTAAAAGCTCTTGTAAAGCTAAGTATTGTTTGTCTGCATCAGAAACGCTTATAGGAGTTATTTCAGGAACTCTAGTCTTATCATCTGAGAACGTCAGCACAAACTTACCTGAGTTAGAAGCTCCTGTAAATTTATCTACTAAACTCTGTTCTATTTGCCTTCTTTCCTCAGATGTTGGAATTCCATTTGCGAAACTCACGAAATACGAGCCTGAAAATCCGTTCTCTATATTGTTTAAATGAAACTCTGCAACTCTTTGATCTACTAAAGCCCAATTACATCCTGCTATGTAGTCAGGAGTATGGTAAACGTCCATATTAGGACTGTAAGAGCCTGTATAAAGTAACTGACTTCCTGAAGTCCTATCATTCACATTAAAAGCAGCTACAGGGTAAGGCTTATTTGTTCTAGTGTTCGCCCAATCAGCACTAATAAAGTAAGTATCAATCTGACCTAGCTCGTTAGGTCGTCCTGCTCTTACACGTTCTACAGGCACGTGAAAAACAGAATTTATTTCTGTTCTATCTCTATTCCATACAATATGCAAAGCGTAAGCCCCCTGAAGCTTAAAGTCAAAAGCAACTTTTTTTATTACTTGGTGTAAACTTTCATTTGAATTTGCGTGTCTTAAAAACTTCTTTAATTTAACATAAGTTTCTAAATTTATAGCATCTTCTTCTTCTGCAACCAAGTCCTCGCCTGCTATTATTTCGGCTGTCTGATTAATAATTGCAGCGTGTGTAGAACTTGAATAATAAAGGTCAATTAAGAACTGTGGGTAAAGGTTTTTCCAATCTTCCGTTCCGTATTCTATGTAATCACGACCTCTTACTTCTTGTACTACAGGAGCTGTTGATGTTTCTAAGTTTATACTAAGTATATTTTCCATTTTATAAGTTTGATAAATAAGTATTTACATTAGCTGTAAGTTCTGTGCTTTCTTTGTCATATATTTGTATTTCGCTAATAGTTCCATCATAAGGATTAGCGTCTGTTGCTTTTACACCTATTGCATCCATATTTGCAGTTCCTGCTAAAGTTTCAGTATCAGTTTGAACTACCCCATTAATGAAAAGTGACACTTTGTTTGATGCGGTTCTTGTAATAACTAAATAATTGTCGTCAGCTAAGTCTCCATCATTAACAGTAATATCAGCTGTAGTATTGTCAATTTTCATTCTTAACTTTGTGCTGTTAGTTATTTTTATAAATTCGTTTTGCCCTGCGGTATTATCACCTAAAACAATCACATTATTTAGGTCAGGGTTTAATCTTATTCCTATTGTAAAAGTAGTACTTAAAACAATATCACTAGCTGAACCTAAATTTTGAGTAGCTGAAGCGTCAAAGTCTATAGCTCCTGCATTATAAGCAGGTTGTTCGCTTTCTGTAGCTTGAACCATATCAAAACTATTTTCAGAACTATCAGCCCACCTAGAAACATCAGAACCATTTAATGTAATCCCTGTTTGAAATTTGTACCACGCTTTAAGATTTGCTTCATCAGAAGGCTGCCAACCGCCTAACGTGTTAGTGCTTACTAAACTTAATGCTTGTTTAAGTGCTAACATTATATAACTTGGTCGTAATAACAAATAGCTAAACCACTTGTCAAAGTGATAGCTGTACATTGAAGAAATAAAGTCGTTCCCGCACTTATAGTCGTATGAAGACTAGCTGCTGCTGAACCTGTACCTGTTTGAATATTAGTAGCTGCTATTGAAGCTATTACACTTTCAGTAACAAAGTGAATTGCATAATAATCTTTACTTGTCATCGCTGTTGTTGTAATAACATCACATCTATGTTTTCCTAGTTGCTCAGTTAATAATTGTTGTAAGTTTTCTATTGCCATTTTTTTTTATTTTATTGTCCGTAATATATATAATTTGTTTCTGTCGGTGCTTCTCTTTGTGTGTACTGAACTTGCTGAGTTCCGTCTTTTTCTGATACATTCATTTTACCTTTAGTAACTAAGCCCTGAACTACTCCTTTTGTATTAGCAGCAGGAGTTAAAACATCATCTTCTGTTGCAGGTGCATTTCCTGAACTTATAGTTACTGTTCCTATCCAACTAACTTCGTAAACTTCATACTTCCAATATCCTGAAGGTAAAAATTTAATCTGACCTGCATATAAATTTGGAGTTATTTGATAAACAAATACAGCTTCTGTAAATCTTGCTTTTATATTTTCAATAAAAGCGTAAGCATATAGCACTGACTTATCCATATCATTTGTGAACTTAAACAAATGTCTTATTTGAGTAGAAGCTACAGAAGTATCTATACGATTATCCTCAGTTTGTATATTTATCTCTAAGTTTGTTTCTGTTATTGCTTGTATCATAGTTAGTTTGTCTGTTATATAATAGAAAAACTATGAATTTATTTGTATTGAGTTAGTAATAAAAAGAAAAAGGTGAGCCTAAGCCCACCTCAATCAAGAATATATAAGAAAACTAATTAAGATGTAGTAGGGAAAGTTCCTGCTTCATTAATAAATCCACTTTGATCCCATGGAGTTGTTGTGTAATCTTCTAAGAAAGCAAAAGGAATAGGCTCTAATCCATCAAATGTAAGAGTATATCCGTTTCTGTCACCAAATGCAGCACCACTATCCATAGTACCTGCGTTAAGTTCCATTCCGTTAGACATTCCCAATGCAATAAATACATTGTGTCCGTTAGCTAATTGTTGGTTTAATTCTGCAAAAATTCTTACTTTAGATTTTCCTAAAAGCTTAATTTCATTTTGATCTGCTTTAGTAAGTTTATTTAGCATAATATTACAAGTTGGAGTATAGAAAATAGTCCCGTTTTCACGACTACCTGTAATAGTATCTGTAATACTAGAAACACCAAGCGGCATAACGTATTCAAATATAGTAGTTCCGTTCCAATCTATTGCGTCAATTTCTAAAGGGTGTGTTGCGTCATAAGTGTAAGAAACGTCCTCATCAAATACAGAAAAAAATATTTTCTTTACTCCTCCACTGATTCTATTACAGTCAAGTCCCCTACCTTTTGTTAGTGCTGTACAAGCCATTTTATTTTATTTTTTTAGGTTAAGGGAGGAAGGGTTTTACCCCCTCCTTCCGTATTATTTATTTTATTATGATTGTCTTACTATGTCAGCTCCAACTCCTGACTGAACTCCTGCTGAGTAACGAGCAACTAATCTCATATTGTCACTTCCGTCAAGCTGTGCCATGTCCATCAAAGTAATTCTAGTAGCGTCACTTAAAAGGTCAGTTCCAAAGAATAAGTTTGACTTCTCTGCCGCAATTACTTGATTGTCTAACATTCCGTTACACACAGCGATTTTGTACCCTTCAAATACAGGAACATAGTCTCCGTTCATATTGTAAGCATTTACATATCCTAAAGTAGATACTGC